GTGCCGTGCAAATTGAACATACAGAGGGTGGAGTAATACGCTTAAAAGATACAAGTGGAGATCCGGTAAATGATACAGGAATAAGTTCAGCAATTACAACTGGCCAAGTTAGAAACGGATCTGCAGCAGCAGCAGATTTGATTCTAAGTAACTGGATTCCATTAGGGTTTGGTACAACTCCAGTTTACACTGCAAGTTCAACTGCACCGAGTATTGATCCAGCAGACGGAACATACTGGTATTATAGTACAACAAGTGAAATTGATATTATGATTCAAGATGGCGGTACATGGAAAGGTTATCAAAATGTAACCTCAGATGCTAGAGGTTACGACCTTAGTGCTACATCACCAAATGGTCCAATTGTTGCCGCAACTGCACCAACAAAGCAAAGCGATGATAGTGCATTGGTATATGGTGACATATGGATCTCAACTGCTGACTTAGACAACTGGCCTTTAATATATAGATGGGAAAGTGTTGCTTCGGTGAATCAATGGGTATTGATAGACAATGCAGATCAAACAGGACAAAATGGTGTATTGTTTGCAGATGCACGTTGGGCTGGAAACGGAACAACTGATCCAATAACAGGAGATATTCCAACTATTAAGAGTTTGCTAACAAGTGACTATTTAGATCTTGACAAACCAGATCCTACACTTTATCCAACTGGAATGTTACTTTATAATACAAGACGTAGTGGATTTAATGTAAAGAGTTTCCAAGTTGATTACTTTAATGGAACAGACTTTCCATTTGCTACTTACGGTGCATTACCGACAGTAACAGATGCATGGGTAACTGCAAGTGGTAATCAAGCTGATGGTGCTATGTATGCAGGACGTAAAGCAGTTAGAGCAATTGTTGTTGCCGCACTTAAATCATCAGTTGATGCACAACAAGAACTACGTGAAGAGCAAAAAATATTCAACTTATTATGTTGCCCTAACTATGAGGAACTAGCAAATAACCTAGTAGCATTGAACAACGAGAGAAACAACACAGGTTTTATTCTAAGTGACATGCCAATGCGTACACCAGACACAGGAACAGCTATTACCAATTGGGCAACCAATGCAAATGGTGATGGATTAACTACTGCTGATCCATACTTTGGAGTATTTTATCCAAGTTGTCAAACAACAGACTTATCAGGCACAACAGTGGTTGCACCAGCAACACACATGATACTGAGAACTGTGATACGTTCAGATGATGTTGCGTTTCCTTGGTTAGCACCAGCAGGTACAAGACGTGGTACGGTTGATAATGCAAGTCAAATTGGATATGTAGATGCTGTAACAGGCGAATTTACGCAAACTGCTGTTAGACAAGGTCTAAGAGATACACTTTACGAAAATTCAATCAACCCAATTACTTTTATTCCTGGATCAGGTATACTAAACTACGGTAACAAGACTACGTTTACTGGAAGTTCACTTGATAGAATAAATGTTGCAAGACTTGTAGCATTTATACGTGGTAGACTAGAATTAATTGGTAAAAACTTTGTTTTTGAGCCAAATGATACTACAACACGTGATGAGATTAAAAACACAGTTGAGAGCTTGATGATTGATCTAGTTGCAAAGCGTGGTATATACGACTACTTGGTAGTATGTGACACTTCAAACAACACACCGGCCAGAATTGACGCCAACGAATTATATGTTGATGTTGCAATTGAGCCAGTGAAAGCTGTTGAGTTTATCTACATACCGGTTAGAATCAAAAATACAGGTGAGATATCCGCAGGTAACGTAGCAAGCTCAGCTGCGGTTACTTAAGAACAAAGAAAAAAACAAAATGGGGCTTAGGTCCCATTTTTTTGTGACAAAATTTAGATAAATACTTTTGTAATAAGGAGAATTAGAAAATGGCCGTATCATCGCTAACAAGAATGACAGTACCTTTGGCGTCAGACCAATCCAGTCCAACTCAAGGATTGTTAATGCCGAAACTAAAATATCGCTACCGGGTGGTATTTGAGAACATGGGAGTGTCTACACCTAGAACTGAACTTACCAAACAGGTAATGACTTTTACTAGACCTACTATAAACTTTGAAGAAATTGAAGTACCAATCTACAACAGTAGAATCTATCTTGCTGGACGACAAACATGGGACGCTGTATCAGCAACATTCCGTGATGACGCTGGCGGAAATGTAAGTAGATTAGTTGGTGAGCAAATCCAAAAGCAAATGGATACACTAGAGCAGGCATCAGCAAGTTCAGGTATTGACTACAAGTTTGTTACACGTTGTGAAGTATTAGACGGTGGTAACGGGACAAGTACACCAAACGTACTTGAAACTTGGGAATTATATGGTTGTTTCTTAGTAAGTGCTAACTATGGTGACTTAGACTACGCATCAAACGATCCAGTAACAATTGAATGTTCACTACGTTATGACAACGCAGTGCAGACACCACTTGGAACAGGCGTTGGATCTACAGTAGGAAGAACACTAGGTGACGTTGTAACTGGCTAATTAAGTTAGAGGAGTAACTTATGGCTTTTGGCGACGACGTACTTAAAGGATTTTTTGGAAACGACTTTTTAAGAGATTATACACATGCGAGCAAAACGTTTCGCAGTAATAACTCGGCCCTTTCTCCACGTAAGAAGTTTTTATTCCATGTTGTGTTCAACATAAATTCATTTTTGATTCCACAGCTTCAAGCGGTATTCCAAGCACAAGACGTTGCTAACATGAGTATGCTTGTGAAGGAAATTAAACTTCCTGCATACAAGTTTTCAGTTGATACTATGAATCAATACAATAGGAAACGCAAGGTTCAAACACAAATAGATTACGATCCAATCACATGTGTTATGCATGATGATAACAGTGACCTAGCCAGAGAGCTATGGTATAACTACTACTCATACTACTACAAAGACGCTAGCCAAAAATACCTAGATGCTGCAGTAACAAATGGTAGTCTTGGACAAAATGCCAGCGGTGTTGATCCAGGAGCGGCTTTTCCTTATGGTTTTAGAGATATCTATACACAAGACAGAGAAATAAATGACTGGGGCTACATTGGCGAGAGCTATATGGATGGACCTACTAATAGCAGAGGTGGCAAGCCAGCATTTTTCCGTGATATAACTATATTTGGATTTAACGACCATCAGTTTGCAGCCTATGTGTTAGTTAATCCAATTATCAGTTCATTTGAACATGACACATATAACTACAGCGAAGGTTCAGGTATTATGCAAAACACCTTTACTTTTGAATATGAAACAGTGAAATACTATCATGGTGCAATAAACGGTAGTTCACCAGATGATGCAATTCCAAGTTTTGGTAATAATGCAAACTATGATACAACAAAATCACCATTGGCAAGACCAGGTGCTACAGCTACAATCTTTGGACAGAGTGGTTTAATAGATGCAGGTGCTGGAATTATCACAGACCTAAGTGCTGGTAATCTAGCAGGTGTAGTTGGTGCAATACAGAAAGGTGGTACTGCTTTTGAAACTTTCAAAGGTAGAGATCTAACTGAGATGTTTAAAACTGAATCAACAAACATGGCTAGAAGTGTTATTAAAGAAGATCTACCAGGTGCTGCTAGAGGATCGGGTTTCTTTCCTAAGGAAGCAAGATTTACATCAGTAAACCAACAGGCTGCAACACTTAAAGCAGCCAATATTGGAACTGAACAAAACCCTACTAACTTGAATGGACCAATAACTGTTCCAGGTCAAACTGGTACAAACCCTAATCGTAGAGGTTAATATTCATGACAACTGTTAACTATCCAAATCCAGGAACAGATCCAACAGTAAGAGTATTTGACGATTTTTATCAGCGTGAACTAGTAATTGATCAAAATAGTTACGATACAGTATATAGTTTTTTTGCAGGTATTTTTGCAAGCAAAGAACAAGCTGGAAACTTTACACTAAGCGTCTTTCAAATAACTGAGGATAGCGGAACTCCAGTTGAGACTTTACTAAACGAACTTGCTAATCAAAATACTATACAAATTACTGCTACTCTAGCCTACTATCTAAACAATCAACGCAGTAATACGACATTACTTGGCATAACCACTGTTCCAACTCCAAATCAATATACTGCCCGCAATATACTAATATAGGTGAATCATGGCTAACAAGTTCCAGCAAGGTCCTTATGTTGTAATGAATCCTAAAAAGTATGCCGGTAAAGGTGTACCCAAGTACCGCAGTGGATGGGAACTAGCATTTATGCGTTTTTGTGATAGCAATAATCATATTATCAATTGGTCAAGCGAAAGTATTGTTATTCCTTATATCAACCCACTTACAGGCAAACAAACACGTTATATTCCTGACTTTCTCATACAATACATAAACAAGCATAACAAGGTTGTTACTGAGCTAATCGAAATCAAACCAAAGAAGCAGAGTATTCTTGAGAGTAAAGCAAACAACAGAGATAGAATGGTTGTTGCAGTGAATCATGCCAAGTGGGCCGCTGCACAAAAGTGGTGTCAACGCAGTGGATTGACATTTAGAGTAATAACAGAGGATGATATTTTCCGTCAAGGTGGAAAACGTAAATAAGTAATATGAAGACTTGCGAACTGTGTAACACCAGATTTACTTGCAATCCAGATTATACCTGTTGGTGCATGATAGAACCATTGGTATCAATCAACACAGAGTTACATGACTGCGTATGTCCAGAATGTTTGAAGGAAGCACATGACCAAGAAACTAGAAGAACTGTTTGAACTACCAACTGAAGATGGATTACCTGACGAAGTAACTCCTGACAATGTGCCCGAAGCAAAGCCAGAAAACAATCCAATTATGCAAAACACACTCAGTGAACTTGACAAAGTGCAAGCGGCATTACCACAAGTGAGAGGTTTAGAAGCAAGCGATACAGAAATGGATGATCTTGCTGACAAAGCAACAAAAGGCTTTGACGATCTCATGGATTTGGGAATGAATGTTGACAGTAGATGGGCAAGTGATATATTTGGTGTGGCTAGTACAATGCTAGGACATGCTATCACTGCTAAAACTGCAAAACTAAACAAGAAACTAAAGATGGTTGACTTGCAACTAAAGAAAGCAAACTTAGATCAAAAGGTAATTGCAAACACAGAAGATATTGCAACAGGAACCGGCGTTGTACTGGATAGAAACGCACTTTTGGATAGGTTATTAAACAAAGACAAAGAAGAGAAATGAGCTCTAGTCTGCTAAATACTGCATAGAAGGAACATAAGATGAAATCATTTGCACAATACCTTGTAGAAACACGTCAAACATTTGATTATAGAATCAAAATATTAGGCGATGTAGATGCAGAACTAATAAACGCATTGGAAGAAAAACTTCAGCAGTTTGATGTCGTAACGATGACAGAGCCTAAGAAGACTCCAATACAAAAAGTATTACCTGACTTTCCAGAAGCTGAAAACGATAGTGTTACATTCATGGATGTTACTTTTAACTATCCAGCAACACCGCCACAGATTACACAGATGGCAGAGCTACTTGGAATGAATCCAAATCACATGATCATACAAACACAAGAGTATGTTAACAGTGTTGAAGAGGAACGCAAAGGGTACGAAGACCAACCTAATCCAGTACTTGGAAGTGAAGAAGGTGAACAACCTGAAAATAAGGCAAGCAAAGAAGCAAGTGAATACTATGCTGCTGATCCTTACACAAGAAAAGTAATCGGTAATGAGTATTCAAGTGATTTCACAATAGCAGGTGGCGCAGATCCAGATGTATTTCCAAAAGGTCCGCTATATACAACAGGTTATCCAAATAGCACTACAAGTCCTATTATGGGTACTAACAAGATTCCAGTCGTAAAGGCCTCTAATGGTAGTTCGGCTCCGGAGAATCGCAAAAATGGCCCTCCGGGTAAAAACAAATAAAGGAACCTACAATGGACAATATTTACGACACACTAGCCAAACTAAACAGAGTTGCTAACCGACCAGAAGCTAAAAAAATAGTTAAAGAAGACAGTCACAGTATGATGAAGAAAGGTCTTAGGAATCTTATTGATAAGTCAAGCAAGATGAACAAGCAAAGCACATACAAGCCATTTGGTAAAGATGATCCAGACTATGAAACAGGATTGTCAAAGGATGCTAAGAAGGACAAGATGTTTGAAAAAGAGTCTGATGTTGAAAGAGATGATCGTGCAGAAAAAGCAGGACGTGAAGTAAAGCGTGATGCAAAGTATGATCATTATCATCATGCTGGTAAAGATGGCAAGTCAGTAACCAAAGACATTGAGTATGATGAGAAGCATCACAAAGACGGAATGCACGAAGCCAGTAAAACAATGGTAAAAGGTCCTGATGGAAAGATGGTACCAGACTATGCAGTTGATGGCAAAGGCAAAGATGATCTAAAAGAAAAAGGAATCGTTACAGCAATAGGAGCGGCCCTTGGTAATGATGCACCAGACGTAACCGGTTCAGCATCAAAATTTGATGCAGTTGAGGAGTCACAATTAAGCGAATCACCAGCTGGTGACGCAGTTAAACAGGCATATGATGCAGTTTATGAATTTGTAGGTCAATATGATGATGCGGCACTTGAGTACTTAGACGATAATGCTCCGATGTTTACTCAAATGTTTCAAAAATATGAAGATTTAGATGTTTTAGTAAGCAAATTAGACGATGCTACATTAATGCAATTAAAAGACGAATTAGATTCTGTTGCAGATGATTTATCAGATGGAGTTTTAGAATCAAAACAATCAAGTGGCACACTTAAAGATGCAGCCAGAGCAGGTGTTATGGCACGTCTAGCAGAATTAGCAGGATTACCAGCACAAGAAATTGAAGAAGCACTAGGTGATTCACCAGAAGATACTGCTTCAAGAATAATGTCAGAAGTTAGTCTTGATGAAGAAGATACTAACGAAGGCAACGAATTCTCAGGTGCATTAGCACAGGCTAAAAAAGACGGCAAAGCAGAATTTACAGTTGATGGTAAGAAATACAAAGTTGAAGCAATCGACAGTGACGAAGACGCTATTCAAGAGTCTGATATTGATCAGATTGCAGACGTTGGAAAAGTCTATCCTAAGATTGCAAAAATGAAAATGAAACTTGTTGATGATGGTATGGAACCAGAAGATGCACATGATGAGGCTTGTGAAAAGTATAACGTTGATCCAGCCATGTGCGACAAATACATTGAAATGCAGAGAGATGATCGCGAAACTAAAAAGGTAAGCGAAGGTGGCGGTCGTGACATGGAATGCAGTCATTGTGATGGCACAGGCAAACATGGTGATAAAGATTGTAAAAAGTGTGATGGCACAGGCGAAGCACAGGATGACGATGATCCAATGAACAACGAAAGCAAAGTTGAAGAAACAACCAGTGCAGGTGCAGTTGCTGACGGAGCAGGAAGTGGAAGTAGTCCTTACAAGAATGCAAGTGTTTATGAAAGCAATGAAATTGTAAAACGTGCAAGGCAACTTAACGAAGACATGAGCTTTACTGTTAGTGGTGGACCAGATCAGGAACCAACACTTAACATCAATGCAAGTGGACAAGAAGCACAACAACTTGCACAACTGTTAAAGTTATCAGGACTTGCAATGACAGCACAACAACCACAATACGGTGAAGTTGAGATACAGGTAGCAGAAGATCAAGAATTTGCTAACGGAGATCAAAACGAACAAACTGCTGATACCAACACATTGGTTAATGCAATAAGCGGTGGACTAAACGGTCAAAAGAAAATGGCATATCCTAGAGCATCACAAGGCGACAATGCAATGGCAACACTTGGCGAGTCAGAGCTTGTGGCAACAAGTGCAAATCAATTATTAAAGCAATATGAGGCATTCAAAGCAAAATGAGCTTAAAGAAATACATCACTGAAAGCGAAAGAGCAACTGCATTTCCTGTAACAGGTGATGTTCTTCGAGTAGTTGTTAACGAATATAGTGAGAATGAGATTGCTATAGACTTTCCAGTGGTAGAACACACAGATAACAGTATAGTATTTGAATCAGATGAGTATGCTTATGGTATACTTGAAGGTTGTAACTATGTTGGTGATAGTACTGACGGCAAGATCGACCCACCATCAGAAGAAGAACTTGATGAAGGTATGGGCTCAAAGTGTTGCAAATATTGTGGTGATGAAATATACAAACCTACAACTGATTGTGGATA